AAATTGGATTTAACAAAATCAGCCAGGCTGTTTTCGTCAATCCTTCCGAGGTTATTTGCAACGGGTGTACTGTCTGCCTCCTGACTCCCGGCGTCAGGCTGTGTGTTTGTGTTATTCATGCTATATCGGTAGCAAGCCCTTTATTTAATCAATCCAGTAACGCTGGAAGGCCCGTTAGTGGCTTTATGCCAAATCTTCTTCAGGAGTCAAGCCATTTAATTGTCTTGCTTGTTTTCTTAATTCAATAAGTGCGCTTAAAACTAAATTAATACCATCAGCTTGTCCGGCTGTATGTATTCTATCTTCTCCTTTGCAGTCTTTACTTATAGCAACCATCCAGTGTTGCTCTTGAAGCTGTTCAATTACTTCAAGCACTTGACTCCAAATAAGATTTTTCCCTGAAAATCCAAAGGCCGCCTTTTGATTTTCCGTCATATTACTGTTGAGCCTGTTGTGCTTGCTGTGCCACTGGAGTTACTCCAATCCGGCCAATCTGCGCATTTTGCTGTTGCATAACAGACATCTGAAGGCTCTTAACGTAGTTCTCAAACAGCGCCTTGAAGTTCTCGTCCTGCTGGAGAGCGGCTTGAGCTTTAGGATTAGCCTGCAAAATCTGCTGCGCATACTGAAGCTTAGTCTGTGCGGTAGGATCGTTCTCTTGATACAACGCTTCATTGCCAAGCAACATCATTCCAATGTCGGTTTGCACATCCTTGAACATCTGTTTGCTGGCATCCTGCGGATTAAGGATCAAGTCTTTTGCCACCTCTGGAGCGATAGCTTGAATCATCATCTCAGTAAGCTTATTCCTGTTTAGCACGCCACCAGTATCGAGCTGTGCCACCTTGGTAAGAAAGTCGATCTTCTGTGCGATATAGTCTTTATCCAGATCCATCACATCAAACTTGACGGTAAGATCAAACTCGTTGTGGATCTCAGACAGGCTCTGCGGCAACTGTCCGCCAGTGATACGCTGTATCTCCGCAGGGGACATGTACTGGCAGCACAAGCTAAACATCTGCCTAAAGATCGTCCGCCAAGTCAGCAGCCAAGTGTTCACAATCATCTGTTGGCTAAGCTGCGTCTTACGTTGGTCTACGCCAGGATTAAGCGTGCCAAAGTAAGCTGCATGACTTGCCTCAACACGGTTAATCAAGTTAAATGCCACACTAGGCTCGCGAGCCGGTGGGTCCATAAATGTGTAGTCAGATGGACTTACGACAGGTAACTGGACTCCAGGGCCAACTCGATTGATGGCACCAATTCGTTTGACGACTTTAATGGGAGGAAGAGTCGAGAAGGCAGTATGATCCCGGATGGAATCGTGCTGCGCTTTGATTTCGTCCTGATCCGTGTGAGCAAGTTCAGGGACGCCGCGAGTGTCAGTAATAGCACGGCGAATACACTCACGACGGAACTCCACAAACGGATACTCTCCGTGCGCGTAGTCGAGTCTTTCATGGATAGCATAAGAGATTTTTTCTTTAGGATGATCCACTGCCGCCTGCGGACAGATAACCGTGTAATAGATGCACGGAGCCTTACCGTCTAAGCTCTTTGTGTAGCAGTACACAATCTCAATCATGTTTTGATAATTGAGGCCGTTGTACACTAGCAGCTCTGTGCTTGGCAGGATGTTTGTGTTGTACATCGTGCTGCTTTTGCCCGCCATCTGCACAGCAAGCTCTACCCAATCTTCATTCCAGCCTTCTGTAGTAATCTTCTCGCGAATCTCAACTTCAGACATCCATGTTCTGCGAAAAATTACACGGGATCGTTGCAGGTCCGCCGTTTCAGGCGGAACAAGAACTTCATCCCAAGGCTTAAGAGCAATAATCTCAGGAAGGTTTTTGCTAACATATTCTTCATCTCTTGTGGTTGCGCCTGTTTCAGCCAGTTCTTTAACCATTCGCTTTGCATCGGTGGCAGTAAGCCCTGGCACTGTAGCTTCAATAATAGCAACAGCCTCGTCGGACTGTTGCATGATTAAGTCTGGCAACTGCATTAGCGTAGGACTTTGCGACTGCTGCGCTAAAGCAATAATCTCATCCATTGTAACAGGCTGCTCGCGCTTACTGATGTTCTGTTTCCAGCCAATAAAAAACGCTGTCCACCCGTACTGAAAAGCGTACTGCGCCCCAAGTTCAGCTTCCCGGCGCAACTCAAGCGGCATTTTATTGTCGCGAATCCAGTGTAGTAACGTAGTAGCAATGCCACTAACCGTCATATCATTCATCTCAATACCACTTGTGCGAATGGTTGCACGTTCAAATGCGGTAACTAGCAAAGACGAAAGCTCGTTGCAGGTAGAGTCAATTAAGCGATTGCGGACATCACTTGCCCCTTCAAACGGCCAAGCTGGGTCACCTTCGTTACGCAAATTGCTATGCTTTTTCCCGTCATCACTTTGACCAGCCCACCGAGCAAAACGCACATCATCAAACTTCGTCGTCAGGTTACCCTGCGTCGAATTAATCATCGCACGATTGTACTCACTCAACAAATCCCCAACGTCAGGAATGTTTGTTGCAATAGCTAAAGGATCTGAAGAAGCTGAATACATAGACAATTAAACTTTTAATAGGAACCGCATTTAGCCATTTGCTTAACTTGCTTTTCCCATTGTTCGCCTCCAAAATATTGTGGCTGCATTACCACCATATACCCTAAGGCGTCAATTGGATCTTTACTAGCACCTTTTTGTCCATCTTGTCCAGTCCATTCCTTTAGGCTGTATATTAAGTTCTGACAAGACTCGTGAATCATAAGTTTTGGATGATTTGTACCTTTTACCATTGGATTTTCTATATTCCATGACAAAAGATCATTGATAATCATCACACGCTCCTCAATTGGCAAGGCGGCTGACGGCGTAAATATAAGCGGATTATCAGCCTGATACAGCAAATCCAGCACTGTAACGCCGCCATCTTTGGTGATTGTCTCTGTGCCAGCGGTCCTAGGATCAATCCAACGGTCCACGATCATCTCACGCTTGTCTCCAGCCGTTTCTAGGCTCCAGATAAGCTCAGTATACTCGTTTACCCCACGGCCAGCACCAGCCTTCTGTGCCGGTCCAGCTCGTCCATCAGCCTTGTCGCTAGCCAAAGCCCATTCCCCATAGCTTTGGTCCGGCCATTCACGGTAGACCCATAGTATACCGTACTTATCTACTCTTCCCCAGAGCATAAACCAGTTTCGAGCACCTGCCGGATCTACCGCCATGTAGTTGCTCCCGTCAGGAATAACCTCTTCCGCGTCACCTTTCCATATGTTATGGTCACCAAACATTGGGAATTCGGAGCCAGCCGTCTGATCGGCCCAACCATAAGCGCGGATCTTAATGTCATGGCTAGAGCGGCCAGACAACTCCTGCTTCATGCGCTCCCAATTGTTGTACGGGTTAAGTTCCGTATGATACCAGATGCAGGCATGTCTACCATACAAGTTCTCAGCCTGGTAGGGCATCTCGCCTTTAGGAACCGTTAGAACATTGTTATTGGGTAATAATGGAGATTTGCGGGTAGCCGTAACCTTGGCGCTATTGATGTACTCCTTCACGACCTGGGTGTACCCTTGCACTGGGGTAAAAGTGACGATTAGCTTGCCGGACCGGGTAACCAGACGGTAGCGGAGGGTATCGAGCCAGTTCTGCGGGACAAGTTCATCGCACCAGACGTAGTCCACCTCACCACCTTCAACCACCTTAATATCCTGGGCATAGTTAAGGAACCAGATCTGGTTACCCATGTACACCGCCGTATTGTCACTAAATCCATTCTTCTGGCTAAAACTAATTTGCGTATGATTAGTACGTTTGATGTTGCGAATCTCTGGCGGAAGGTATTTATAGAATACGTTCTGCTGTGCTGACACGCTTGTCATATGGTTAGTATGAAAGCACCAGATGCGGATGTTACGCTTAGCATAGCGTTCCTTTACCCAAGACGGCGCTTGCCCATTAAGATCAGTCCCCACAAAAGCTTGAGCCATCCGTTTGGCGGCGTACTCAGTCTTACCAGAGCGGTTGCCACCAAGGACGACGATCTCGTTAAAACGATCGAGCAGCTTGTCCGCATCCGGCCAGTGCGGCAGCTCGTGGCCATAGCGCATAGGATCGTTCTGTTCAGCCTTAATCTTGTTCTCCCGCATAAGGAACAGATCAAGGACCTTCTCTGGGCCAATGTTCTCGATCATCTCGAGCCGCTGCCGCTTATTGGGTGCCGGTAGAGTCGGATGTTCCTCCAGCTTGTAGGCTAAAACTTTCTCGATAATTTCCTTATTTTCTTCATTCATAGTGTTGACTTTCCCTGAAGATGCTCTAAATTTCCAGTGTCGTCAAATAGGCGACCGTGTACCCTCTGCACCACCTGAAACATCGGACGCACAGGCGATTAAATGGTTCCAACTATCGCCCCTTGAGTTGGATTAAACATCTGCATCGGCCTCAAAGTTGCAGAGTACTGACAGTCACGGCTACGAGAATGCCAAGAGTTTCCCGAACGGGTAGCCATCACTCACGACTGTAATTGCGAAACGAACGACGACACTTATACGGATCGTTGATCTCCTTTTTGTATAGTACTCCCCCAAGATAGGCAGTAATGCTGAGTCTTGGGGGTACTATGCTCACTCGCAACTCTCCTTGCCGGATTGTTAATCTACCTCCAGTGAGCAGCGTTAGCTGCGAGAGTGAGCATCTGGGCGAAGCCTAGTGCGAACGGCAACACGAAGCTAGAGTGCAAGATAAAGCTTAACTTTAACTGCGCAGTAAGAAGTAAGCTCTAGCTTAAGAACAGATAATCCACAGTATAGCCAACTCAAACGTGTTAAGCTGCATCTCTTGCGCGTTCACTAGGCTTAAGCACCACTTAAGCGCAAGATGAAGAACATAACCTGCGCTTAGTGCGTACATAAGTGACTTAAGCTTGGCCTTAAGCTGCTCAAGCTTGTTATAAGCGTCAATCTTCTGCTTAAGCGTCACTTTATGCATATGGTCTTGTTCTTAACGCGGATCTTTTGCCCCTTACGAAAGTTAAATCCGCGAGTCCCCACAAACACCTTATCCTCCACGTTTGTCTTTACCCACCGACTATTGGGATAAAGCATGATAATCGTCTGTTCCGTTGCCTCATCACTTACCGACAACTGCTGTGGTTCCGGCACAGGCGTTACCTTAGCACGCCAGTCTTCCACGGTGACAGGCTCAGCCGTCTCCTCCACGCGCAACGTGCCATCCAATAGGTCACTCCTATAAATGCGCTTAAAGCTCTTAAAGCACTTACGCTCAATATAATCTTCCCCCAGCTTGTACGCTAGTGGCCTATACGTTGCACCCAGGTGCTCTTTAACCGTCTTCTCGCTTAGTGTGTACTTGGTCATAGTACAAACGACGTTACACTAGCACGGTGTAGTATGCAAGAAAGGGGAATAGGCAGCGCAAGCTTACGCCCAACAAGGGCCAGCTAACCGGGCACTCCGCTTAGCATGATCCCCACAGAACACACTGAACTACACCCGGTGGCACAACATGCACCCGCGCTGCCATGCTACCGCAGCTTCTACACAACGGTAGCACTCGCAACCGTAGGCCAAGCTACAGGTGTAGGGCA